CGTCTGCACGCGCGGCAGAAGCAGATCACCGAAGCGCGACAGGTCGTCGTCCAACAGCTCCTTCAGAGGTGCCGCTTTGTCGTTCATCGTGCGCGTGACGAGAATCTTCACCGCCGCCGCGTCCGCGATCGTACGGTGGAAGTCGTCCGGCACGCATGCCCACTCGGTCTGCCCAGCCGCGCGCACGTAGTCACCGGCGCGAATCGTTGTCAGGTCGCCCGTGCCAGTGCACGCGAACGTGTTCGAACCGACAGTCGCGGGCTCGCCAACGAGCTGCGTCTCGTGCCATCCGCCCGGGCCGATGACGTCGATCAAGTTGCCCGCGCCCACCATCAACGCCGAGGTCCCGTCCGGCTGGTAGTTGAGCAACGAAGCAGTCGTGCAGACGATCGTGCGCGTGGCGAGGATGACCGACGTCACGAGCGCTGCAGTTCCCTGCGTCGGCGTCAGCCGGTTCGGACGCAAGTAGTAGTTGAGACGCAGCGACGGCTGCGAGCCGTCAGGGTCTGGAAGCAAGTTGATCTGATCGCCGCGCATGCAGTAGCGATTCACGAGGCCCGTCTGCCCAGTGCCGAGCTCGTACAGATGCGCCTGCGCCTCCGGCACCTCTTCGAGGTCGCGCCACTGCAGTGTGCTGTCGTCGGCGATTTGCAGGCGCTCGAGGCCGCCGGTGACCGCTCTATCCGGCATGCGGTAACGGTCGGTGCCGGCGACGATCGGGATGATGAGTTGCTTGAGCCAGTAACCCTGATGCGAGCGCACGACCGCGCGCTCGTAGAGCTGCGAGAGCTGATCGTTCAGCTCGTTGATGATCACGTTGTCCGTGAAGTCGACGCTCGTCGTTTCGAGAAACGCCGACAGACGCGTGCGCGCGATCATCTCGACGATGTTCATCAGTAGATCTTCAGCTTCTTGAGCAGGTCTTCGTCGTCGTTCGGCCCGCCAACGGTGCGCTCTGGGTTGTAGACAACGCCGCCCTGCGCGAACGCGCCGTGACCGCCGTCGATGAGCTCGGGGTCTTGGTCGGTCTTCTCGTATCCGCCGCCGTCAGCGGCAGCGCCGACGAGCGAAAGCAACGGGCCGTAGTCGGCGCTCGACTGGTCAATCGCGCGTCCCTGCCGATACACGTCAGCGAGGTCGGTATGGCCGCCGAGCTGCTGCGCCTGGCGCTCCATCGCGCTGAGGTAGTTCTGGCGACGAGCCTCCTCCTGCTTCTTCTGGTTCGACAGGATCGAAGCAGCCGCCATGATGATGAGCGGCAGCATCGTCAGTACGTCCTACCGGGGATGATCGGCATGCCACCGCGTGGCATCGCGAACGTGGAGCCCGCGCCCTGCGGCAGCGCGCCGCCGGTCGCTTGCGGGACGCCGCCCCACTGCGGCATCTGGAACCCGCCGCCCTGCGGAGCACCGCCTCGCGCGCCGGCAAAGCGCTGTGCGAGCTGCTGGATCGCGCCCTGCAGCCATTGGTTGCCCTGCATCCCGCCGCCTTGAGCTTGCTGGCCGCCGCCCCAGCCCTGCAGGAACGAAGGAGCAGCCGCCTGTTGCCCGCCGCCGCCGAAGCGCTGCATGAGCGCGCCCCAGTTCGGCATGCCCACCGGCGAGCCCTGACCTTGACCTGGTCCGCCAAGGATGCCGCCGGGCTGCGCGTTCTGTTGCTGCGGAGCCTGGAGCGACTGCGCCCACGGCGTCGCGCCGTTGCCGCCCGGCGCCATGCCCGGCATCAACCCGCTCCACGGCATCGGGCTCTGCTGGCCCGGCGTCGCGCCGGCAGTCTGCGGTTGCTGGAACGTGCGCTGGAATGGATAGCTGACCGGCGCGCGCTGCGCGTTGGTGCCGCCTCCCATCCCGCCGTCGGTCGGCTTTGGAGCGCTCGGCTGCGCGGCTGGCTTGGTCTTCTCTTCTTCGTCGTTGAACGCAGCCATGAGATGTCCTCCAGGAAAATCAAAGCAGCCGTCAGCGGGTGCGATGCCGCTGACGGCTGCAGAGTCGTTACGGTTGGCGGCTCACGCCGCTGCTCGGCAGGATGTTGTTGAAGAACCCGCAGCGGTACGGCATGCGCAGCACCGGCGCTTGATTGCTCAAGCAGCGGATTTGGCAGCCGGCGTTGCTCGGTAGCTCGAGGAAGAACCAGTCTTGGCCCTCACCGCGGAACGTGATGTCAGTCGAGCCGACACGCTTTCCGTTCATCGGCGAGAAGAACATCGCCTGCCCTTCCTTCATGTACTTGTGAAGGGCGACGTCGACCTTGCCGGCCGGGCTCTTGTACTCGAGGTTGTTTGTGCCTTGGCGACGAACCTCGTCACCGTTGCCGGTGAAGCGTTGCAACGCATCCGCTTCCTCTGCGAGATCGGCAAAGCCGCCCGGCGCGAAGAACGCTTTGCCGCCCGTGTCGAGGCCGTTCGAGAACAGCTTCGACATCGCGTAGAGGATCTTCGAGCGCGTGGGCGCAGCCGAACCGAACGTGATGTTCGGCACCTTCCACATCGGAAACTGGTTCGCCGGAATGCCGAAGATCGTGCCGGCGTTCGTGCAGATGGCTTCGATGCCGATGCACGTCTTGCCCTGCCAGCCGGTCGGGATGAGCCGATCACCAGCGACCGGCGTGTAACCGCCGCCGCTGCCGCCAGCGCCCACGCCCGTCAGCGTGATCGTGCGTAGGTCGGGGTTGACCGCCGTGACGATCGCCTTCGACGCGTTGACCGTGACGCCCGCGGTGGCGATGACGTCCACCTGCGCGTTGATCATGTTGTTCCAGATGCCAGCGGCCCAGGAAGCAGCAGTGATCGTGATCGTTGCGCCGGCCGTGATCGTGCCGCCCGTGATGGGCGTGGTCACAACGCCGATGTCGCACGCGATGGTGCCGGTGTTGCCGCAGCCGTAGAGCAGCGACAGCTCGCGGTAGAACTCCATCGACTGCATCAGCAGCGAGGTCTTGAGCTCGAACGCGGTCTTGAACGCGTTGCCCGCACGACCGTCGCCGGCGCCGTTGCGGCCCTTGAACGTGACATCGTACGGGATGTTGCCGACCATCGCCAAGGTCGAGCCGTCGAGCGTCGCGTTCTTCAGCACCGAGTCGATCGCGCTGTTCAGCGCGAACGCAGTGCCCGTGTTGTCAGCCGTCTGGCCTTGCTCGAGCGAGACGACGACGGGGAAGTTGAATGCCTGGCCGGGGCGCTGGTCTTGCGGAACGAACTGAAAGAAGTCCGCAATCGTGTTCTCCTCCGGCAGAGGATTCGTGAAAATGCCGTATGTTTGCTTGTAGTTAGGTAGCCAGTTCGCGAGTGAACTCATCGGTCACACCAAAAACGTGAGGGGGATCCCTCTGCGCCTTCGATTGCCGGTGGCCGTCTGCACGCTGGCTTGGTCGACCGCTGAGCCCTGATGTCAGGGTCTGCGGGACTGCCGAGCGCCGACGGGCGGTTCTACTCGAGCGAGGTTGATACGATCGTGATGACCAAAGATTTTGTGGTCAAGACTGCAGTGGCGCGTTTGCGAGTGTCACCGTGACGATTGTGCCGTCGCCGTCGATCCGGAGCGCCTCCGGCCGAAAGCTGGCGAGGGTCGCGAGGTCGACGATGAGCGGCCCGTCGTGCTCGAGCGCGAACGCGTGCAAGAGCGCTGACATGGTCCGATTGCGCTTCTGCAGCTCGAGCACCTGCTCGGCGAGCGCGCGCTTCGAGTAGTAGGCCGCGCGGGTCTGTAGGACGCTCATCCGAGGCCGTGCCTCTTGATGAAGTCGGACGGCCGCCGGCCCTCGCCGCGCCCGGTGGCGCCTTGTCCTTGGCCCATGACCGAACCCATCACGAGCTGCGGGCGCGAGCCTGGCGCCAGCCGGCGCGGTCCGAGCGGGTAGGCCGGACGTGCTTGCTGTTGCGGTTCCGGCGCCTCGAGCTGCTGCATCGCGTTGCGACCGGCCGGCATCTGGCCGGCGTTGATCTTCGCGAGGTCGGCGAGAAACTCCTTGGTCGCGATCGCGGCGTCGTTCACGCGCTGCGGCGTCACCTCGCCGTCGCCGCAGAACGCTTGCAGCTGCTGCAAGAACGTCTGTTGCGCGAGCGGGTATGCACCGATGCCGTGCGCGCGGAAGGCGCGCGGCATGAGCTGCTCGATCTGCTTGGCCACGTGCATCGTCGCGGGGTCGGGACCTGCCTGCTGCTGCACCTGCATCTGCTGCTGGCGCATCTGCGCCTGCATCTGCATCTTCTCGGCGCGTTCTTGCTGCATGTGGTCGTACAGCTGGCGCTCACGCGGCGGCAAGCGGTTATACGCAACGCGTTCTTCGGCCCAGCCGTACGCCGCGCGCATGAAACTCTCTTCGAGCCCCAGCATCTTGAGTCCGGCGCGCAGCTGCGCGGGGTCGCGCCACTCCATGTTCCGCGCGCGCTCGAGGTTCAGCACATGCTGTGCCTGGTCGCGTAGCGCGTGCGCCTCCTGCAGTTTGCGCGAGTAGTCGGCGCGCCGCTGGTAGCCCTCCTTCACCTCCTCGAGCGGCACCTCGCGCGTCTCGCCGTTGATCGTCACTTCGACGGGAAGCCCCTTGAGCTCCTCGAAGGGAAACCGCCCGTCTTCGATCGCGGTCTGTATCCTCCCCAATACCTCCTGCCGCTGGGCCTCGTAGGCGGCCATGTCGACGGGCTCTCCCGTCTCGGGGTCGTAGAGCTGCTCGGGCTGGGCGTTGGGGTCAGCGAGCGGGTTGTCCGCGTCCACCGGCGCGTTGCGCGGGTCGATCGCTGGTTGCTCGAGGTCGCCGCGCGCTGCGCGGTCCTGCGTGCGCGGCTGAGCATCGCCCCATGCCTGCGACTCGCGCGGGGCGTAGGTCTGGCCACTGCTCTCGCTTCCACCGCCTTCGATGAAGCTCGAGAAGTTGCTGGGACGCGCCGCGGGCGCGCCTGACTGGCCGCCTGACGGCACGTTCGTGACTGCTGCTCCTGCGACAGGTGCTTCCATGATCGGTCCTTACGCCGCCCGTGGCGGCTGGTTCTGAAGGTTCGCGCCCGGTGGCGGGCTTGCGTCTGTGGGCAGCTTCACGCCGCTCGGATCGCGGCCTGCCGGCGCGTTGCCACTCGGCGGGCCACCGGGAGGTGGTGGCGCAGACGGTCCGCCCGCACCGGCCCCCGCAGCTGGCGGCGGCGGTGCTCCCATCATCATCGACATCTGCATCTGCCAAGTAGGCGAGCCGGGGATGGGAGGCGGCAGCGGGATGTTGAGCAGCGTCGCGAGGCGCGGGTCGATGTTCTGCCACGCTTCGATGTGCGACATGATGTGCTGCAGCACGCCGCCGACGAGGTTGCCGTCCGCGTTGTCTTGCGCGCTGAGCTTCTCGAGGAGAGCCCAGTGCTCCATCACGTGCTTGAACGGGTTGTCTCCAGCACCGACCTGCACCTCTTGGGTATTGCCGTTGCTGAGCTGCTCGTTCTCCCAAACGACGCGCAGGTCGCGCGATCGGCTGTCGTCCGAGTAGCCAGACCAATCGCCGGTGGTGAGCCCGCGCAGCACTGCGTCGCGCTTCTCGGGCTCGACGTCTTTCAGCGCTTGGAACATCTCGAAGCGACCCGCTTGCGAGCGGAGCATGGGGTTCGCGGTTTCTACTCGCACCTTACGAACGCCGCTGACTGACTGCTTCGTGAACTCCCGCAGATACGGGCGCTCCGAGACTCCTGCGACCTCGACCAGGAACGGCGCGGTCGAGAACGACCGCACCATGTCGAGCATCATGTTCGCCATGCGCTCGCGGAAACCATCGAGTGCGGCCTGACGCGCGCTTTGGAACTCGATGGCGATCGAGTGGAAGAGCGCCGCCATCTGGCCGCTCTTGATGTTGTCGCTCGGGTTGCCGCGCGCGACGCTGTTGAGACCGCTGATGCTCTGATGCCGCGCGTGCAGGTACTCGATGAACCACTTCACCGACTCAGGCATGCTCGCGTAGTTGAGCGCCGTCGGCGGGTCGCTGCCGGGTGTCTTCGCGAGCGCGCGCAGGCCCATCGCGATCATCGACGCGTCGAGCTCGCTGCCCTTGTCGTAGACGATCGTGTTGCGCCCGAACGTCGACAGGTTGCTCGCGGTGTCCGAGCAAAGCTGGTCGATCATCTCTTGGATGCTGATGAGGTCCCACGAGTCGGCGTAACCGAACGCACTGCCGATGAACCGGCCGGCGCACAGATCGATCAGCGGTGTGCCTTCGGGCACGGGGCACGCGTCATCCCAGAGCACCGAGGTGCCGCAGTATCCGAGGTAGCGGCCGTTGGGCATGGCGCGGCAGCGCGGGTGATAGAAGTGCTTGACGATGCAGTCGTCTTCGTCGTCGGGCCGGAAGTCGTGACCGAACAGGCGCTCGATGCAGTACTCGTCGAGCCCGGCCGTCGAGAGAATCTCCTCGGACTGGTCGGGGTAGGTCGCGGCGATCTCCCACTTGCTCGCGCGCTCACGCACGATGCTCCACGCGTCGGCGCGCACGCTCGGATCGAGCGCCACGTCCCACGGCGCGCACACATCGACGAACGGCGCGCCTGACTTCGTCGTCTGCGGCATCTGCGCCGGCTGACCATCGGGGCCCATCACAGGCTGTCCATCGGCGCCCGTCACGGGCTGCATGGTCTTGACGTCGTCGCCACCCTCGAAGTCCCAGCGCAGGTGCCCATACGCGGCGCCGAAGACGCCTTCGGCCTCGAGCACCTCGCGCTCCTTCGCTTCGCCGAGCGCCTTTTTGTAGAGGTACTCGACGATGGAATCGGCGATCTCGACGCTTGCGAGCGCGTCGTGGTCGCTGTTGAGCACGAGGCACTGGAAGGCAGGGCGGTCGCCGAGCGCGATCACGTTCTGCTGCTTGATGAAGCTGCGAACCTCGTTGATGCGGAAGCGCGTGAACTCGGCTTCCGGACCAACGCGCGCGGTGGTCTGCGTCGCGAGGTCGGTCGGGTTCGACGGGTCGGTGCCGTAGTACTGCGCCCACGCGATGGACCACATGCTCTTCAGGCCGCGACGTTCGGCGGCGGAGAAGTAGCGGCGTTCCTTGTCCTGGAGAACGTCGACGAGCTCCTGCGCGGGAAGAGCTGCCCAATACGTGTAGGTCGATTCGGAGTTGCCGTCTGGCATGTGCGATCACCACGCCGCGAGGGCGGCGGAGCTGTCCGGTCCATCTGCGAGCCACGCGCGATCGCACACGCGCGCGGCCCAATCGGTGTCAGGTCGAGGTGGCGACGATGCCCTTTCGAATCCAGTCGACGCACTCCGCGAGCTTCACGCGGGCGTGGTCGTATTCGGCGGTGCGCACGGCGCGCGACTCGAGCGCCGGGAGAAGCGCCGTCAGTTCGGCGAGCAGCTCATCGTCACTCGGCGCACGCGTGATGACTGCCAGCGGCACGGCCTCGGCTTCGAGCGGGGGCGGTGGTTCGGTCTTCTTGGTCATGTCGTTCTCCTTGGTCACACGAACCCGAGCCGCAGCACGTTGGGCGTGCCGATGTGCACGCGCGGCGCGATCGGGGTGCAAGCTTTTGCGAGGTCGGTCTGGAACGAGTCGCGCATCAGCTCGCCGCCGAACGCGTCCCATTCGTCTGCGCGGCCGCGCCAGTGGTCGGCTGTCTTCACCGGCCGGCACTCGCGCACCTCGGTGATCAACTCGACCGGCTTGCGACGCGTCACGCGCGGGGCGCCGTGGCTGTCGCGATCGTAGACTTCGAGGCTCGAGCGGTCCTCACCGCGGATGACCGGGATGATCGTCGCTCGCTCGGTGAGCCGCATCAGCGGCAGCTCGCGCACCGGCTTGCCGCGTGTATTCGGGTAGGTGGCCTTGAGCCACGCGCTCGCGATCGACAGCTCGTAGGGGTCGTCGATGCAAAGGAAATACGTTTGCTCGTCGTGGGTCTGTGGCGTTGGCGCGCTGTCTGGCGTGCGTCGCGCTGCTGCTGCGTCACTCATGGTCTGAACCTCGGTTGTCCTGTGCGGCTGGGCGCGATGAACGCCGCCGCCGCCTGTGTTTTCATGGAAGCCACTTCGCTCAGCACCTCTTTGCCGAGCGTTGCAACCTCTGACTTCAGCTTGTCCTCGAGCTGCGCCACTCGGACGAGCAGGTTCTCGTGGCTGATGAGCACGTTGTCGACGCGCTGCGTCACCTCGCCGAGCTTGGTCGTCGTGTTCGCGTCGAGCAGTTCGAGCGCAAGAATGCGCTGCTCGGTCGCGCGCTCGTAGCCCTGGAACTTGTCCTGCAGATCGTTCTTGCGCCGGTAGCCGCGCATCCACTCGAGGAAGCAGTAGGCGATGACGCCGACGCTGGCGGCGGCGGTGAGACAGACGGCGATGGTGGATGGAAGGTCGGTCATTCGTCGATCGCTTCGTAGTCCTCGTCGGCGATGTTCCACACGGCGGGGATCGTCTTGGCCTCTTCGGCCGTGATCTTTCGGAGCACGCGGAGCTTGGGCATCCTCGACGCGTCGAGCTGGCTGAAGTCGAGCGCGGTCTCTTCGATCAGTTCGCTCATCGACTGGCGCTTGCCGTTGAACTTCTTGGCAGCGAACTCCTCGGCTTCGCCCAAGCTCTCGAGCGCGATGCGTCGGAAGTCCGCGCGCTGCTCCGCGTCGAAGTCGACGACCTCAGCGGCCTTGGTCTCGCGTTCTTTGGGCTCGATTGGGTCTGCCATGGCGGCGGCCAACCACCGGATGACCTTCAGCGCCATGATGTCCTCCGACCCACGGCGAACGTGTCGCGCATGCCCTTCAGCGCATGCGGCATGGCCTCGGGCGGCTGCAGGAAGAGCACGCCGCGGTCAGCTGCATCGACGTACGCGGGCGGGAACGGGTCATGGTTGCGGTGCGGCTGGAACATGCGCCAGAGGTACACGAGCATGTCGAGCAGGTCGTAGTGGCCGTGCTGCGGAGTGCGCTCGTAGTCGGTGCGGTTGTCGTTCCAGCGCGCCGTGCGCACGTGACTGATGAGCTTCACACAGCGCGGGTCGATCTCGATCTTGTCGTCGCGGAACGCGTTGCGCAGCGCGTAGAGTGCCGCTTCCTTGTCGTCTTTGAGCGTGTTCATCACCGCGATGCCGTAGTCGACGGTCAGGTCGCCGATGAGGCGTGTCTCGGTGTCCGACACGCGCTGCACAGGGTTCGCGCGGAACTCCTTGCCGTCCCACCACGACAGGCCCGCGGGCTTGTGGATGCCGAAGCCGCGCTTGCCGCCGAGCTCGCCGGCAGCGCCGTACAGCTCGAGCTCGGCCTCGCGGATGACCTGCGCCACCTGCGCGGTGCTGGCGTTCCTCTGCGCCCAATCACGCTCGACCACGAGCTTCGCACGCTTGGCATCCCAGTAGCCCCAGCCGAGCGCGAAGAGGTCGCGCATGCCCGGGTCCATCGCTGCCATCGCCACCGCGTATTCCGGCCGCTCCGAGGCGCGCACGTGCCGCGCTTCGTTGAACTCGGGGAGGACTTGCTGCTCGGGCGAAGCAGCGATCACGTTGAAGTACTCGCGCTCGCAGTTGACGTTGCCGCGACCGCCGGCCTGGCCGATCCAAAAGTCTTTCTCGCGGCGCGTCAGCCGCGGGTTGTCCTCGATCGTCGCGCTGAAGCACGCGCCGCGCGCCTTCGCATCGGGCAAGATCGTCATCTCCCAGTCGGTGCCAAGCACCTCGGGCGCGCTCGTCTCCACCATCATCCGCGACCACGGCCGCTGATGGTACTGGTGGATGAGCACGTTGCGAACCGTGTAGTCGAGCTTGTCGATGAACGCGGCTTCCGAGATGAAGTCGAAGTCGTTGCCCTGCCCGCGCAGCGCATTCTTGTTCATGTCGAGACCGGCGAGCGCGAGTCGCGCGCCGAGCGTCGGGCCTTGCGCCGGCCAGTAGAAGCCTGCGGGCAGCGGTCCGCGCTTGCCGTGATAGCTGGGCTCACAGCTCGCTGGTGCTGTGCCGAACACCTGAGGCGCCACCGAGCCGATGATCTCGTCGATCGTCTTCTGAAAGGCGCTGGTGTAGCGCATCGAGACGGGCTTGCCGTACGTCTTGGCGAACCACACCGCGAGCTCGTGGGCGACCCACAGCGCATCCGTGGTCTTTCCGAAGCGCTTGCCGCCCTCGACCGCGAACACGAGCGGCAGCGCGCCGTCGTCGTGCGTCAGCTCGAGCTGATCGATCGCGCGCCACGCGTGGAACTGGTTGCGCAGACGCAGCTGTCCATCGTGCATGAGCGGTGAGAGATTGCCGCTCTCCCAGAACGGCAGAAGCAGCTCTTCGAGTGAGCGGCCAGCAAGCTCTGGAGGCTCAGCGATCAAGCGTTGTGCTCCACCTGCGCTTCACGCATCAGCGTGCAGCACGAGCACTGGTCGACGTAGTGGCGGCCCATGAACACGCACGGCTTCCAGCGATGACCGCGGATGCGGCACACGAGCGCTCGGAGCATCAGCATCATGCTGCACCCTGTTCTGCCGGATGACTCGCGCGCCATTGCTCGGCGTAATCGCGCAACGCCTCGAACGTTCGGCGCTGCAAGCCCGCGCCCTCGAGCGCGTGCCGAAACGTCGTCTCCTGCAGACCGGCAGCGCGGTACGTGCGCGCCCAGCCGTCTGTCTGCGTGGCGAGCTGCAGAGTTTCGATCTGCGCTTGCGACAGGTGGAGCTGCGAGACGTTGCGCGTCATCGCTCTTCCCACGGTAAGCGCAGTACCTGCGAAGTGGCCGGCCTCAGCGCGTTCAGCTGTCGGATCAGCTCGATCTTCGATGCCATCGATATCTCGGGCATGTTCAACGGCCGCATGATCGGCTCGACGCGCGCTCGGCGATGCTCCCGAGTCCACCAATCGCCACCGAGAAGGCATGCGGCGCATCGCTCCGGTGGTGTTCCGACGGGCGTTACGTCGTACTCGCGAAGGCATCGCATGCACCAAAGCGTGCGGTCGCATTCGAATGGGCGCCGACGCTCGCAGCTGCAGACGTGGTAGCCGCAGTCTTCGCATGCCGTGATGTTTTGATGGCCATTCTCTGTGCCGAACCAGCACTGTTTGCCGGCTACCGATCGCGCGTGCACGCCGTCTACCTGCGTGGTGTCCATGCGCACGCCCACAGGCCCATGCATCTTGCGCTCACGCGGCAACGGTCGACGGCTGGCTACTCGGGCTGCGTCCCATCTCATTTGCGTCTCCCATATCCGCGGCAGCTGCGGCAGCGCCTATTCTTCTGCGCCTCGTCGACGCCGTCTCCACCGCACGCACCGCACGGTGAGTAGAAACAGTCATCGCCGCACGGCGTCGGCAGATTGCACTTCACGATCGTTACGTACTGGCCAGCGCTTTTAGCCCAAGCGCGCTCACCGACGCGGAAGCCCTTCGCTTTGTTCGTGTGCACGCAGGTCACAGTGACCTCGTCCTGTCAGCGGCGTGTTGGTATTCCAAGCTCTTCCACGCCCGCGCGCACTGCTGCACGAACGTGTCCTCAGCGTCGACGTCACGCGACACGCTGGTGGCGAACTCGCGCTGCGCCAAGCCGATCATCCGCATCATCGACAGCCGCACGAAGCGGTCGTCGATGCCCGGCTGCACGTCGACGGTGTAGGGCGTGCGTGCGACAGCATCGCCGGCGTCGAGTGCGAGGCGTAAGGCGTGCTCGAGGTCGATCACGCCGCCCTCCGCTTCTCATGCGCGGCGCGGCGCTTGTCGCTCCACCGCGGCATCATCATCGCCATCGCTTCTGGCGATGCGTCCTTCAGGCTCAGCAAGAACGTGGCGACGGCCTCACGCGTCAGCTCGTGCGCGTTGCCGCCGCACATCAGTCGCCACATCGTCGATCGGCTGACGCGGCAGTAGTCAGCGATGAGCTTCCAGCCCATGAACGCGCGCGCGTCGTGAAGCGCCTTGAGCGTTTCGCGCGTGAGTGGCTTGCCATGCGGCTGCGTGACTGGGCCGAGGTGGCTGTAGCGACGCTTCATGGATTCGCGCCCCTATGCGCGACCGCGTGATAGTTCGCTGACCAACGCTCCAGCTCTTCGATGCGGCGCAGAGCGGCGTCGATGCGACTACCGATGCCGGTAGTAAGCCCCTGCAAGTACGTGAGGACGAGCTGTTGCTCCTCGCAGCGCTTCTCCAACGCCTCCACCTTCTCGCGCATCAGCGCCCAGTGGTCACGGCAGAACCGGCCGTCAAAGCACGCTGAGCATGCAGGGCCTTCGCTCATTCGCCCTCGTGTGGATGCGCCATGACGATCGGCGGATACAGCCTGCGATCGACGCTCGACCGCGGGCCGGTGTACGGATTGGCGTCATCGATCGGCTTCGGCGGCTCGATGCACGGCAGCGCGAGCGCCGCGGCTGCAGCCGTCGACAGCGGTGGGTTGTCGACCATCGCGCTCTGCACCGCGGCCGGGCTCGTCTTCGCCACGCCGAGACGCACCGCGTCGACGAACAGGTCGCAGCCGATGACCGGCGTGCTGTCGGTCGCGTCGGGGTGCTCAGCGATCCACGCCTGGCACCACGCCTTGCCGATGTCCTCGGCAGCGTGAACGCCGGAGCCCCACGTCGCGCAGCCGGGCAAGTAGAACGCTGACCACACGACAGCGCCGACGACCAGCAACTCGATGAGCACGGCCTTCGTGGTTGTCATGCCGCGACGCTTCATGGCTTGCCCCCGTCGTCGTCAGCCTTGGCCGGCGTGACCACGACCACAGGCGCCTGGTCGATGCGATGCCCGGGCGCACCGAGCGCGTGCGTGTCGAGGTGGCAGCTCGTGAGCGCCAGCACTGCGACGACGAAGACGGCAAGCGAAATGGCGACGGCCGGCCACTCGAACGAATCAGGCTGATATGGGCGCACGCATCACTCCGAGGAAGAGCGACGCAACGACCCGACCGCACTGTGACTCAGGCACCACACTCTCGTCAAGTTTCACGTGAAATGCGTTCAGGAACTGGGTTTGCCACAGCGGTGTATACTTTTTTCTGTGACGCTCACTGGGCTCGCGAGCGAGGGACGAACGAGCGTGGCCGACGAGCTCTCCATGCCCAGACACAGAGCTGTCCCGCATCGATGAGCTGTCAGCGCGCCAATCCTATGGCGCCTCGTCCGCGCGCCTGCGTGGCGCGCTCTGGTATTCGGTGAGCGGAAGCCGAGCGTTCTGCGTGACGTGCACGCCTTTCACCGGCTTGCGCGTGCGTCGCGGTCGCTCTCCGCGAAGCTCTGCGAGCACGTCCAGCGTCTCTCGGCTCGGTGCGAGCCAGCGCGCGAACACGTAGTCAGCGCTGCGCCACTGCGTCACGTGCCCCTGTTCGCCAAGCGCTGCCGAATCACCTCAGCCGCGTCCTTCGTCTCCACCAGCACAAGCACGCCCGCGGGCTTGTCGCCTGTCGGCTGCTTGGCCTCGAGCTCATCAGCCATCGCGACGAGCATCTCGAGGCGGTTCAGCTGCGGCTGCGTGGGCTCGACCGTGATCGCCAGAGCTCGCCGCACGTACGCCCTGATGCTGAGCGGGTCGAGCATGTCCAGCGCCGTGCCATCTGCCAGCGTGACGCGGTCCGCCATGCGCTCTCTCCACTCATGCACCCGGCCGTCAGGCAGCTCTCGGGGGTTATTCCTGCGCGGCATCGACGCACTCAGCGTGCTTTGCGTGTGACTTTTTGTCAAACGTCATGCGTCAACTCTTTTATCGCCAATGTCGTTGACAGCTCTCTTCACCGGGCGCATATAGAGGGAGTCGGCAACGCAAACATTGGAGACCGACATGGAAGACATCGACACGCTCATCACTCGCGCTGAGGCGCTGCTCTGCTGGATGGACGCCGCATCGGCGGCGCAGCAGCTCATGGACTCGGGCATCGCCGCGGAGCTCGCGTACCTCGCTGTTCGTGCTGCGGAGACGCCGTGACGCGCGCATACAAGATCGAGACTCGCGACTGGTACGGCTGCTTCTACTCCGTGGTGACATCCTCGGATGGGGATGAGCTACACGCCACCTTCGTGCACTCGCTTCGAAGCGACGCACAAAACGCCGCTCAGCGCTGGCTGCGCAACTACAAGGCTCAAGCCCGTGAGCAAGTCTGACCGCGTGCGCGAGCTGGCTGCGAGTGGCATGAGCGCCATCGAGATCGAGCTCCAGACAGGCTTCTCACGGCAGCTCGTGCACAAGGCGATGAAACCATCGCGCCCGCTGGGCCGGCCGCGAAAGCTCGCGCGCTGCGCGAGCTGCGGCCGGCCCATCCCGAGCGTCAGCGCGCGCGCTTGAGTCGCTGCCCTGAACCCAGCTTCACTTCGGGCGGTCGAACACCGGGCGGCTCGTCGGCGCACACCTTCAGCGTCGCGAGCTCGCCCGTCTCTTCGTCATGCATGTGCTGCAGCCACTTGCCCGTGGCGTGCTGCTCGAATCGGCGCCCCGAGTGCTCGTGGATGTGCGGGCCTGCGGCCGAGCGCATGAGGCGATGACACCACCATCCGACGACCACGCCTGGCGTCATCCAGCACATCGCCTCGACCCAGTACGCGACCTGCAGCCACGAGTCGCTCTCGAGCGGATGCGCTTGCGCCTGCACGTACGACCAGTGCGCCATCGCTTGGTGAAGCGCGAACAAGTCGGGCGCGTTCACTTGCCGCCCCACAGCCGATACGCGAGCCACAGCATCGCGACGACGGTCGCGCCCAGCAACATCAGCGATGACCAATCGGCTGGCAGCATCACACGCCACCTTTGCCGATGAAAAAGCAGACTGGAACGAGCAGCACGCCGAGCGTGCGCCAGCGCTTCAGCTTCGGGTGCCAGCCGAGCACCCACCAGACGAACGCCGCGAGCAGTCCCATCACGCACCACGGCGCAGCGTCAGCGCCGACGATGCGCGCGAGCGCGTGCTCGAGGCTGAACATCAGCCTGAGTATCGTGTCCATGTTTCCTCCAATGTTTGCCGAGCGCGCGAACGCTCGAAGCTGCATCGGCGGTGTGATTACCCGCTGACTCTGTCCGCACCACTCGATGCTCATTGCAGCCACCTGAGTACGTGGCCAAACATCGGTGGCCGATGCAGCTTCCAACGTTGGCGGAGCAGGGCGCCCTTTTCCAAGCGCCCTACCCCGCCCTATCCTCGCGACCCGCTCACCCGTAGCGAGGTACGAGCGCGGACGGCGGGTCCTGACAGTTACGTCGCCTTGAAGTTGCGAACATCGTGCGCCGCACTCCACATCCTGGCGAGACTTTGTAAGTCGCCGCTGTTTGCCTCGCCACGCTTCGCGACCCACATGCGCGTCGTTCCGTTCTGCATCTGGCGAACGATCTCGCACTCGTCGGGCTTGAATCCATGCTGCGCGACCCACGCCTCGACAAGCTTCTCCTCGTTGCCAGCGATGGCGCTCAGTCGCTCTCGTACTGCGCCCATCAGCTTCTCGTGAAAGTCTTGCGCGTCGCTCATATCGCCACCCTACTCCACAAGAGCGGTCGGCCAAACAGCGTGACCGCCCTGCGTGAGAACGCCTGCTTGTCGCGTCGCAGCTGACGCAGCCTGTCCTCGGTCGTGCGCACTGGCACGTGCGCGCGCCTCGCGACCTCCTCCAGCGTCATCTCCTCGCGGATATGCGTGGTCAGCACGTCGAGGATCGCAGCCTTGCTACGCCCCGCCAGTGGCCTGTGCGGGCCGCCCATCACTGCACCGCCCGCGCGCAGAATGTGAACGCCTGCGGGAACACCACCGCCGTGAACACCACGATGAAGGCGGGCGTGGCGACGAACACCCACGCGGGCAGCATCCATCGCTTGCCCGAGATGCGCGCGTCTCGCGATACCAGCGCCGAGAGCACGATGTACGCCGCGATCGCCACGAAGGCGTAGACGTCCTTCACGACGCGCCCTCGTCCAGCGCGCCGCGCGGTGCTTCGACGCCGTTGCGCATTCGGCGCGTTGGCTTGTCGGCGTTGACCAGACGCTTCACGCGTGCGTCACGCTCTTCGGCCCACGCTTCGCCCGCTTCGGCGAAGTCGTCGTGAGACATCTTGTTCCAGTCGATGCGTGCCATTCGTTATCTCCAATGTTTGAACTACAGTTGTGTCACTAGGTCAGTGTTCGATCGGTGTCAAGTGTTAGTCGACGAACTCGTCTGGGTGGTCGCGCATGTATTCGAGGAAATCGCTCTTCACTTGCGCTGCGCTGTTGTGCGGCGCGGCGCGGCGCTGGATACGCTCGTCATCGTGGCTGAGCCACCACGCCGCATAGATGATGACGGCGAGCACGATGCACGCGCCGATCACCGTTCCCCCTGATATTTCGACAAGTCGAACGCATTGCCGATGACGTTGTCCCAGCCGTGCTTTCCGGCCTGTCCGATCGTCAGCAGCGCGACGATGCCGATCAACAACACGAGCCAGAACGAACCACTACCCTTCGCCGCTGATGGCGGCGCTTCCAATGTTTGTTTCTGCACAGTGTCTCCAATGTTTGTGTGTCAGAGCCGAGATGGCTCAAACGTCGTTCGCCGCCTTCGTGAGGTGCTGCATGACCTTCTTCATCCGGCGTTTCGCGCGGTCGTGGAGGTTGTCGGCGTCGATGCGTGCAGCAACGGCGTGCGGCTCGGCAGCGCCGAAGTAGCGTGCCTCGATGTGACCGAGGTAGTGCAGCGCGTTGATTGCGGCCGCATACGCCTCGCCTATTTCGGTCGCAGGTGAAAGCGAATCCTCACTCCATACAGCCGGCGGTCGAGTTCGTGCGTGAGCTGAGCGTAGCGGCATGTCACAAGTCCTTTTCCGATGAGTTGGTCGTCGAACACTCCGATGCGTCTGCGGTCCTGCTCGTCGAAGTCATCGCCGCGCACGAGGTACGCGCACACGGCGTCGACGATGTGCTTGAACGACTGCGGGAGGTTGTCGTGCGCGTCGAGCGGCCTCGGCCCGATGCGTGTGAGGTCGAGCACGTTGACGCGCTCGCGGTCCATGCGCCGCAGCTGCGTTTGGCACGCGCACAGCACTGTGTCGATCTGGCCGACCTTCAGCTTGTGCGCGCGGTGGCGGTTGCCGTTGACGTTCGACGCCTCGGTCTTGATCGGCAGCTGCAGCTCCCAGCCGTCCTCGCGCTCGATGAGGCACGGCTTGACGAAGTGCGCCGACTCGCGCGCGATGCGCTGCGACTTGTTGCCGCGAATCATCGACTTGAACGCGGCGACCTGCTCGGGCGTGGCTTGCGTGCGGATCATGCCTGCCCTCGCTTCGCCTGTCGCTCGGCGACGCACGCCGGGCACTGGCATGTGTCGGCAGCGCGCTTGGCGCTTTCATCGAGCGCGATCTCGTTGGCTTCGACGAGGAACCGCGCGACGACCGGGTTCTGCATGATGAGCGCCTGAATCGCCGTGCCGACACAGACGGCGCCGTGCTGGTCGACCAGCTTGTCGAGCGCGGTCAGTGTGTTCTCGAGTTGGTCGATCGTGATGTCGATTTTGGTCATCGCACCCGCCTCTGCACTGCAGCCATCAGCTGCTTCTCGAACGGTTGGTCTTGTCCCGCCGGCGCTGAGCGCGGGATATCGGCGACGCCCCACAGCTCGCGGTGCCAGCGCCCGAACGCGAGCGCCATGCGCTTGTCGTTTTCGTCCGAGCTCTCCGCGAGCTTCAGCTGCGCCCACATGGTCGCGCGTAGGCGCCGCTCGAGCTCGCTCATCGCCAGCCGGCGCGCGGTGTGCGCCGTCAGGTAGGCGGCGAACTCGTCGGCGAGCTCGGTCGGAATCGGAGCGCCCTTGTGCCAACGCGCGAGCACATCCTCGCGAGAGAACTGCGCGCGAAGCGGAGCGTCTACCGGCCGGTACCGCTCGCGGTCGACGAACACCTGACGTGCGATGTCGAGCGCGGAGCCTTCGCGAGCGAGCGCGACGTGGTGCGCCGCGATCGGGTCGCTGGCGTATACGCGAGGGTTGATCGCCTCGCGCAGCTGCTGCTCGGTGTCGCCCCTCATGACGCCACCGCCGCGGTGTGAGACTTCAGCAGCCGCGTCTCGTGCGACCGGGCTTTTGAGAGTTCCGCCTCAGCCTGCTCGAGTGAGGGTTTGTACCACTTTTCCTCCTTGTCGAAGAACGGGGCGTTTCGAAGTCGATTCACTTCGATCTGAGCCGCCCTGCAGGCCTCACGTGCCGCGGCGATTTCCTCCCGGGGCGTTGCCACCGACTGCTTGAGAACGGGCCGTGCGTCGCCGCCCAGGTACTTCTGCCAGTGCTTCCGCACGTGCTCCGGGCTGACCAGGTGCTTGTTGGCCATGCACCACGCATCGCCGCGGATGGCCGCCGCGACGGTCGAGCGCTCGGCGTCGGGCTTGGAGCCCATGTAGGTGTACTGGTCGCGCCACGAGCCGGGAGCGGGCGCCGAAGTCGGCAGCAACTCGAGCGTCTGGCAGTACCAAGTGAAGCCGACCAAGTCCGGTCGCGCGCGCGCGCTCTCTCTCGTCTCTTCTTTCTTGTCTGTCTTGTCTGTCTGTCGAACGTGAGTTGTGTCATTTCGCGGTGTTGAGTCGATTGGGATGTCGGACCCACGACCGTTTGCCAACGAGTCCACGACGTTGGCTGACAGGTCCGCGACAACTCGACGCAGTTGGCTGTCAGGTCTGAAGCAAACCGATACCGTCTGCCCGTCGATCCAGAGCACCCCGCGAGCCTGAAGATCGAGCAGCGACTTGCGCGCGTTCGGCCGGTCGCGGCCATCGACCTGCATCTGCTTACAGAGCGACTCCAGCCAATCGCCTTCGACGGTCACCGGCTCGCCGTCGGCGAGCTCGAATAGGCTGAACATCAGCCCGCGCATGTGGAGCTTCGCGCCGGACCACGCCGCGTGGCGTTTGCGAGGCACGGGGCAGAAGTCGTAGCCAACGCGCCGACTCATGGCCGACCTCCGCGCGCGATGAGTGCCGCGATTGCGATCAGCACAGCGCTATGCGATCGATGCGGCGGGACCGCGTCGAGGGCGCATTGCGAGGGGCGGCCTTCCACAGTCAGCCCTTGCATTGCGCGGGGCGCGGCCCCATTATCGACGTGTTCGTTCTGTCTCTGTACGCCGCCCCGTTCCAGCAGGGCGGCGTTTCTGTTTGTGGTCATGACAACAGGTCTCCTTGTCGGTCTGACATCGTGGTCGGCTCGGAGCGGATGACCTCGCCGTCGCTTGCGATGAGCGACCAGTGCATCGAGTCCATCAGCCACCGGCACTGCACGGGAACGAGATGCTTGCCCATGCGCAAGTCATCCTTGAGCGCGAGCGCCTTCTTGCGATGACGATCGATCGCTTCCTTCGCTTCGGCAGCAGCAGCTTTCGCGGCTGCTTCGAGCTGTTGCATCTGGTGCACGTGCTCGGCGAGCTCGTTGCCCTTCTCGATGCGAACTTCCTCACCAAACGGCCGTAGCAACATCCGCTCTTCGTCAGGTCTCTTCGCCATGTCGGTCTCCTTTAGTGAATAGGGCGCACGCCGCCGTCAGCTGCATCGAGGGGGGACACGATGTCAGCCGACGGCGGCGGAGCGCGAGCGACCGCGCGCACGCAAGGCCGCTAAGTGCGCAGCAAATCGCCCGAGTCGAGAACGCGCCTGCAATGGGTCATTGCGTCTGTGGTGCGCGGTCCCGACTCCGATGATCAGATGCGATAGCTTGCGACTAACGACGCTGTGACCACAGGAGGTCATGCAGCTTGAACCCCCGCGACCAGCTCACCGATTGGGACACGCAGCGCCGCGGCGACGAGCCGCAGCGTCGAGAACGACGGCTCGACAAGGTCCGCCTCCCAGCGGTAGACCGTTGCCGTACATCGCCCGATCTTCCGGCCAAGCTGCGGCTGGGAGAGTCCCTGCTTCTCGCGGGCGTTCTTGATGCGGGTTCCCAATGTTCGCGCCATATGCATCTAATGTGTATGCGCGATCGAATGAAAAGGCAAGCGGTTCGATGCATATGCTGAATGAGCCGTCGCAAGAGGCGGAAATGTCTGTTCATCTCATGAAGATGAGCGACAAGGCGATTGGCAGGCGCATCAAGTCGGCACGGACATCCGCCGGGCTAGGACAGGCGGAGATGGGCCGAAGGATGGGGGTTTCCAACACCACCGCGTGGCGATGGGAAAGCGGAAAGACATCCGTCCCGCTGCCGAAGTTGCGGAAAATAGCGGAGCTCCTCAAGGTCGGGATGGAGCAGCTTTTGCCTCCGGTCCGGCTTGTGGATGCCGAAGCGGATACAGCGCCCGCAGACCCTGAGGAGCACGTTCATATCGCGCAGCTGGCGCTCGCGGTCGCTCGCGAGCCAAGCAACGCCGCAGCGGTCAAGAGGTTCGACGATGCGGTGATGCGCCGAGCGCGCCGGCTACTGGCCGCGAAGATGCGTCACAGCGACAAAGACGACGACGACGCCGGCGTCTAGCGCACGCACTCAAACTCCCAGCGGCAGTTTCGGCCGCTGTAGTCGCATACGCACGTCGGCCTCATCGCTCGACAGCCGATCGGTGGAATCGGCGGCAGCGGAGCGAGGCCGCAGCCGTTGGCGGCGGCGGCTGGCTCGGTTGGTGTTAGCCACAGGCAACCGATCGTCATCAGCAAGAACAGGCAGTGTTTCATCGTCGGGCCCCTCGGGTGAGATGGATGGCCGCACGATATGCAGGCCCCTGCGGTCTCGCCACTTGGCTGTCTGTTCAGCGATCTCTTCTAGCTGCCTCCATACGGGCTGCTCTGCCTCGTAGATGAGCTTCACCCCATCCAGGTAGGCCGGCCCACATCCGAGTCGCGGAGTCAGGCGTAAACCTGACAGGTACGCGTCGGCAAACGGACAACCTGTAACCTCGCTGACTTGTGAGTTCCGCAAAGCCCACCCCTTTTGTGAGGTGGCGAGAAGTACCACGCGGCTACTTGCTGCCGGAAAGCCACGAATGGGACGCTGTCGCATTTTGGTAGCACCTATGCAGCACCTGTAAGCATCGCGCCGATTTTTTTCTGCGTATGCATTTGACACGCGTACGCATCTCATGCATATGGTTGTGCATGGACGGCGCGACAAACGACCTCGAGTTTGACCGGGCGGCAACCCTGAAGCGGCTCGCGTGGTTTGCGGCCAAGCGCTGGGTCTCGGGGATGGCTGACGACCTCGAGCTGCACGCGCGGTCGTACTCGAGGCGCGTCGACCTCCGGCGCATCCCGAGCGACAGCGCGGCGCAGCCGGAGTGGCTGTGGTCGCAGTTCTGCGGGCACGCCGACAGCGACGGCATCGGCGAGGACGACATGGATGCGCTGCATCCGCTGTTCGTCGCCGAGGCCGCGCTGCTCATCTCGTACGGCAACTGACACGCCTACAAACATTGGAGACACGTCATGCGGACACACGAGCAAATGCCACTGAGAGACACGTTCGGGCGCTCGATCGAGATCGTCGATCGCAGCGAGCACGCGAAGCACTGGTGCCGCGCTGAGCGGCGGCGCATCGAGGCAGAGCGTCAGGCGCTCCGCGAGCAGGTGCACGCGCTGAAAGTGCGCGAGCGTGAGGTCGTGCAGCTCGAGGACGAACTCAAGCGCGAAGGGAG